GCACTGGCACCGCCAGCCGGTGGCCTCCAGCAGCGTCTGCACGTCTTTGAAGGTCAGGATCAGCCCGGACTGCCAGACGGCGGCCAGTTCGTTGAGCGACCGCTGAATCGCCTTTATCGTCGTTTCGCGGTCCTGGGCATGGCGTTGGAAGCCAATGGTTGTGGATGGTCGATAAGACATTTTTAATCCTCTTTTCTATAATTCTAGCACGACTGTTCTTTATTGCGCGTGTCCACGCCGGATAAGCTGCTGACATTCTCGAAATAGGTTTCGATACGGTACAGGATGCGACTAACGCGGCGCGGTTCATACTGCCCAGCCAGCCAGCTATACGGGTTCTGGTCGGCCTTACTCTGATTGCAGGTGTCACAGGCTGGCAGCACGTTGTAGACCGTGAATCCTGGGCTGTAGTAACAACCCAGCGGGATAAACACATCGAGCGTGCCCTTGCAGAAGTTGCCACAATACGCACACCGATATTTGAAGTACCGGCGGCACTGGTGCCAGTCTGACGGGCAAAACAGCACGGTCAGCCCGCGCTTGCGTGCCCGGCGCTTGTGCCCGTCCACTTTGTTTACGGCCCGGCGATAACCTGGGCTTGCGTTGGCGTCTATGGTCATTTCGCACCACCTGACAGCCGTGCATAGAACGCACCGACATCGAGCGTCAGGTAATAGCCCTCACAGTTCGGATTCACGCAGTCGGTTTGTGAGATATAGGGCCGGTGCGGTAAGCCGGTTTCCTGCCACCACTGGCGGCGCGTGTGCTGCCCGCATCCGGGGCACTTCAGGCCGGTTTCAATAATGGGTTTCTGATGCTTTTGCGTTAACATGGGTATAGCTCCAATCGTACTCACATTACGGTTTGGGTTAGCTGGTTGCCGGTGTTAGTCGCATCGGCATTCAGCGGTTGTAAGGCTCCCATGACCGGGTTCACTTTCTCAGGGTGTCGCCCGGTCATGGGCTACGGTGTAAACACGAACAGGCTGTTCGTGTGGATTAACCGGCGTGTCGACAACTGTCGACATTGGCCGGGGTATCCCTCATTGATTCAGTAGGTTCAGTGCTGATGATAAAAAGTTATTCGATGATGCCTTGCCGTCGCCTTGCGTTTTCTTCACGGCCAGCTTGATTTCATCATCCTCGACAACCGGCCCGGCAACCTGAGACACATTCATGGCTTTGGGTCCCTTCGCCTCCGCCAGTTTCGGCCCGATACTCTGCTGCAACAGCAGTTCTTCAAGGCGCTCAAGCTGGCGTTGGATCTCATCACCAGCGCCGCCGTTGCCCCCTCCCCCGCTGCTTCTGGTACGCTCCATAAGCTCATCCACCAGCCAGGGGCACAGTTCAAACAGCACGCCAGTATTGCCCTGCCCCAGATCGTAAATCAGCCGCAGGCCGTCACGGATCGACGCCTGAAACTGCCGGTTTTTCTTCAGATAAACAATCAGGTTATTCAGATCAGACTCGCCCTCTTTATCAAGGTCAAGCCAGAAACGGTGCTGCACTCGATAGCTCATTTGACCCCTTGCGTTACGCAATCTCTCATTACGCAAGTTTACCATAGGTTGCGGATAAAGCGCAAGATACAAGCCGGTAGGGGAGGGGTAGGAAGTTAGTTAGCGTGCAGGGTTGATCAGACTTGATCCGGCTTGCGTTTGGGATATACTTATCACATGGACAAATATCAGACGCGCCACATTACCCAGCTATTCGAGATTTCACACCAGACCGTGAAGGATTGGACGGAAGCCTTTGCCGACTTCCTGAGTCCGACGGCCACCCCTGGGAAGGGTAGGGCACGCCATTTCACTGAGGATGATTTGCGGGTGTTTACGCTGGTATCGGAGATAAAGCGCAGCGGTGGCACGTTTGAAGATGTACGCGCAGCGCTGGCCGCTGGGCAGCGGGGCACGCTGGCGACTGACCTCGATCAGCAGCTGATGCTGCCGACTGATCTCTCCATTACGCGCATGAAAAAAGCGTTGACGGATGCCCGTGAGGAAGCGCAGATGATTCGTGATGAGCTGATGCAAGTGAAGGGTGAGAACCGGCTGCTACGGGAGCAGCTTGAAGCCCGTGAGCAATCCATCCGTGAGCTGTACCGACAAATGGCCCGCCTTGAAGCCGGGCAGGGCGATGCACCGAAAGACAAGCCCAGCGCTGGCGAGTAGGGCAGGGTAAACCCACGCGCGCGCGGATGCAAAGGAGGTAAACTCGAAGTCGACTTCGAGATATTAGTAAACCCTACGCGCGCGCGGATGCAAATTTCAAAATTTGAAAATTTGAAGCGCTCGTACAGGTAAACCCACGCGCGCGCGGATGCAAAAAAGGTGGAACCAGAACCACATTTTTCCGGCCAACCGTGACATACCCCAAAAACGCCAAATAAGCCCCGCTGCGCGTTTTTGTGTTTTCGCCTTACGCTGATACCTGTTTCTACCCAAAAACAAAGCGTGCCCCGGTCGTCAGGGCACGCTGTCAGCCGTTTGTGGGGGTCAACCACCCATTATCTGGTGACTTTTGAAAAAGACTAGGCGTCCATCTCGGCCAGTGCCCGCTTAATCATGCGCGCGACCTCATAGGGCGAGTCGCCGTAGGCGTTCACGTTGACATTCGGCCCGCCGCCGCCCATTAGGTCGCTGTTCGGTATGATCCGCCCGGTCCGCCCCGGCATGAACACTTCCATTCCACGTTCGCCGACCAGATACGCACTACCGGCATGAACACTGCCGCCGCGCGCTTTTTGAGGCAGCCCGCCACCGAAGCCAATTTCAGGCCCGCCTGGTGTGATAGGTGGCTGGCCACCGCTGGCGAGATATTGCGCGTTGATGCCTGCAACGTCAACCGCATTAGGATCGATGCCCATCAGGGATGCCAGCGCCGCCGCGATGTCACTGACCAGCTTTTCAAACGGCTCTAGCACATTCTTTCTGATCCAGTCGAATACGGTTTGCAAGCCCTTTTTGAAGTTTTCCAGCGGGCCCTTGACAATGTCCCAAATTCCAGACAACAGCGTCTGGATACCGGAAATTGCCCCGCTAAAAGTGGTTTCAAGCCACGTTACCACTGACGCCAGCCCGGTATCTTCACCCAAAAACCAGTCAATCAGCGGCTGCAACGCTTCCATGATCGGCGTGATGACTTCATTGGCTTTGTCGAGGATGCTTTGCAGCGCACCCGGCAGTTGGTCGAATATCTCGCTGAGCGTCGGCAAGTCCGTGCCCATCAGCCCGTTGATGCCTTCAATCAGCGGGTCGGCAAATCCTGCCGCGATATTGGCAACGCCGCCAACAAATGCACTGATGCCATCCCCAATGCCTTGTAGGATGATGCCCGGATCGCCCTCGCCAATGCCGGACAGGATGGTGATAAATGAGGCGATCCCACCACCGATGGCGGGTAGCACATTTTCAACCAGATCGGTGATCACATCGAAACCGACCGCGAAGATTGCGGCATGAACCCCGATGATGTCACCCACTATCTTAAGAATGGTGGCAAAGATGTTGTCCAATCCGCTGACATCCGCCCCGGCCAATGCGTCAATGAAGCCGCGAATACCATTCCCGATCTGGGCAAAGCCTTCGCTCAGTTCCGGGCCAAACGCTTCCACGCCGCGCTTGATGCCGTCAATCAGTTCGTTAATCGTGCTGATGATCGGACTGGTCGTGCTTGCGGCCTGCACGCCCTCGCCCATCGCAAACGATTCCGCTAGCGCCGCCCCAGACCCATTATCCCCGGCGGTCAGGCGGTTGAACGCGCCTTCCAGAATGCCGCGCAGCGTATCGACGCCGCTGTTCACCGCGTCAGCAATGCCGCTATCCTGGATAAACGTGCCAAAACCCAGGAAGTCATTTTCAATGGCAGTGGCGATCAGTTTGGCTGCACCAATGACCGCGCCAATCGGCCCGCCCAGGATGATGCCCGCCACGCTGACAACGGTAGACAAGATCGTGTTCATATTGTCGGTGGCCCAGGTCTGTATACCGCTGGTGTCAATCGTGGTTTGCTCGACCTGCGTAATGGCCCCGGTGATCTTGTCGCTGATGATCTGCCCTTGCGCGGATAGGTCCATATCATCAAAGTTGAGTTCAGTCAGCTTGCCTTTGACATCTTCCAGTGCAGGGGCTATGGTGTCATCCACCGCCGTTTTGATCGACGCCGCAATTTCTTGCGTTTTGTCGCGGATACCATTCCAGTTGGTGGCCCACGCCAGCCCCAGGAGAGAGGCAATACCGATCAGCCCCAGCATCGGCAGCCCGACCAGCGCAATCAGTGCGCCAAACGCGGATACCGCGCTCGCAATCACCGACAGACCAATCCCGGCACCAATTAACGCTGGCCCGACCAGCAGCAAACCCGCCGCCAGTTCGACAATTTTCTGCGTTAGTTCCGGGTTTTCCTGCGCCCACGCCGTGACTTTGTTGACGATCTCGGTCAGCTTGCCGATCATCGGCGTCAGCACATTTTCCATAAATGGCGTCAGCGCTTCGATCATCAACGTTTCAACCGACCCGCGCAGGGAGTTGATCTTGCCCTCGAACGTGTTCATGCGGGCTTGGGCGACGGTGGCCGCGTCCGCCTGTTCCTGCATCATGGCGGCCATTTCTTCAATGCTCATGCTACCCAGCAGCGCACTACCGGCCACAATACCATAACTGCCGAACAGGTCTTTCATGAGTTCGTTCTGGCGCTGCACCGGCATATCCTTCATGCCATCGGAAATATCCGCCAGCACATCATTCAAGGGGCGCGCGTTGCCCTCAGCGTCATAGAAGCTGGTGCCCAGTTCATTCCAGGCCGATTGCACATCTTCAGTAGGCCGGGTCATGTTCAGCAGCATCGACCGCAAGGCCGTACCACTCTCCGCCCCTTTGATGCCGTTCTCCGCCAGGATCGCCAGCACGGCGGCAGTATCTTCGACCGTCAGGCCCATCTGCTTGGCAACCGGCCCGATATTACTGAACCCCTGCCCCAGCGAGGCCATATCCGCCGACGACGCGCCCGCGGCTTGTGCGAGGGCATCGACCACGCCTTGCGCGTCGCTGACATTCAACCCAAACGCGGCCATGATGTCCGTGACCAGATCGGCGCTGTGCCCCAGGTCTTCGCCCGACGCGGCGGCGGCATCCAACACAACCGGCAACGTCGCCATTGCATCCTCAACGCTTTGCCCGCTGGTCAGCAGTTGCAAAAACGCATCGGCGGCCTGTTGGGACGAAAAGACTGTGGCGGCCCCCATGTCTTTGGAGAAATTCGCCACCGTTGCCAGTTCGCTGCCGGTCAGCCCGGCGCGCGCGCCAATTTCGGCCATGATGCCTTCGAAGTCCGAGGCGACTTTCAGACCCGCGCCGAAGAATCCGGCAATCGGTGCGGTGGCGGCGGTGAATTTGGTGCCCAGCCCGGTGAGGTCTTTGCCCAGGCTATTGAGTTTGCGCCCACCGGTACTGATAAAGTTGTCAATTTCGCGGTTGGCGGTATTAAAACCCGACATTAACCCGCTAAGGTCGGCTGTGAGTTCCACAGCGAGAGAGGCGAGGTCTGCCATAGCTATTACTCCAGCTATGCACAACAACGCCTCTCGCTATTCAGGTCATCAGGTCAGCTCTACCGCCTGAATCTTCCCGGTCGTGCTATATTCGATTAGTGTTGACCGGTTTGTTCTGATCCCAGGATCATCCGGCCATGTTCGATTAATGACTTACCAAACGTATGGACGCATTGACCAAATACCGCGCCCGGCAGCAGCTTCATGAATGTTTCCGGGTCGTGCGGCGGTCCCCATTGTTCGGGACAGCGCACACAGTAACGGGCCATCGCCGCGGCGTAGGCGCGAAAATCCACCCCACGTAACATTTTGCCTTCAATCCAGTGCAGGTCCGCTTGGGTGGCATGACTGAAGTCAAATTCAATCAGTTCTTTTTTGCCCAGGATCGGGCGCTTGTTTTTCGGCTGTTTCCTGAATTTCATGTCCCTCATCCTCCACAGACTGCGGTCCATCGATAGGTGGCGCGGGCTTGCTCGTCATCAGCTTCAACCCGCCCAGCATGACATTCCTGCCCCGGAGCATCAGTCGCTTATCTTCCTCAGCACAATCATGCTATACACTTCAGTGGTGACATTCGTCGGGCGGCCAAACCCCTGATTGGCATGCGTGGCGGTACACCGGTGTTGCAATTCCAGCGCTTTGCTGGCGGCAACGGTAAAGCGTGCCCAGCCCACACTGCGGGTAGCCGTCGGGTGCGTGTTGCTGTTGTTGTCGGTGGCGGCGTCATATTCTGTCGTGCCGGTGGCCACGGTGGTGCCATCCGTCACGTTCTGAATGCGCGTCTGGTGCCCGTCGACGCGGTAGCCCGGTGCGCTCCACCACGCTTCATACGTGCCCGCTTCCAGCGTAAACTGGTTGCTCGACAGCGCGCACAGGCTGTTGACGTCGGTCACTTCGGTGTTCAGGGTGCGTGTCTGCCATGCGCCCTGCGTGAACGTGCCGCCGTCGGTGTTCTGCGCTTTCTGGTCCTGCAAGATAATCAGGCTGTTGGCGGCTTCGTGCAGGTGCTTGATGTTGCGTACCAACTGCTCGTTAAACATCGTTGCCGTCAGCAAATCGCCAGTATTTATCGTCTGTGGCGTGGTATATGCGGTCATAACTACTCCTTAGTAGAAGCCCCTGTCAGATTCATACTTATAAATTCGCCGTACCGGTTCGCCCATGCCGCCATAAAACGGGTTATCGTGCACGACCTGCGGCGTGACTTTCTGCGGCACGCTGGGGCGGTTGGGGTTCACATATTCGCCCAGCGCCACCGCGTCGGCGGCATCGGTCGACCGACCAATGCGCTTACGAATTTCGTCCTTACTTTCAACCTTGATCTGGCCGCTGCTGGTATAGGTGAATTTTGGCGCGGTCAAATCCCCAATCAGGCGGTCATCATCCGGCAGGGCCAGCGCGTGCGGGTTATCCGGGTTCAGGCTGTCGCGTAACATGCCCCACAGATACGAGCGCAGATTGACATACGTAAATGTTCCGGTGGCGTCCATCATGGGCTTACCATTGCTGTACCTCGCAGCGGCCCCGACATTGACGCCTGTCACCTTGTAACCAAGCTCTTTCAGTCGATCCACCACACCGGCACCGATGCCAATCACATCCACCGCGACCGGCGTTTCGGTGTCAATTTGCGCCGTCACGCGCCCGGTTGTGACCATCGTGTCATCCTGGCTGTGGTATTCGATCCGTTCCACCACGCGCCCGACTTGCCGCGCAATGGTGGTTTTATCCTGGCCGTAGCGCGCAGGATCGACGCCATACGACAGCGCGCCGTCACCATGCCCACCGGCTGCATACCCGCGCTCAATCGCCGCGTCAACCCATGCCAGCGGAATCATGCTGTCTTCGTCCTGAGACGCGAAATTGCCCAGCACGCGGTTTTGATACACGCTGGAATTTTCGCCCCACTGTGCTTTACGCTGGTCGGCCCATTTGCGGCTGATGCGTCCGGCTTTAATCGCTTCCTCAAGGGTCACATGTTCAGTGTGCCAATCTTCAAACCCTGGCCGCCGCTGGTGGATATCGTAAAAACGGCCATCGGTTGCGCCCGGCGTGCTGATTGCCAGCCAGTAGGCATCGGCCCCGGTGTCCTCGCCCGCGCCTGAGAATGCGCCTTCTGCCGCGTCCCATGTTCCGGCGGGTATGGCCTTGCTTTCATCAAATACATAAATCAGCGTGTTAGCGTGCGCGCCCTCGATCAGCGCTGGGTCATCCGATGCCACCGCGAATGCTTCCTTACCCGGTATTTTGGCGGATAAGGTCAGCAGCGTCATGTCGGCGTGTTCGGTCATCAATGGCCGCGCCCATTTGCGTATCTCAGGCCACAGAAATTTCTCCAGCTGCCGCCATGCGCTGGCGGTTGTCGGGATTTTGACATCATCGTCAAATGCCAGCAGGCCCCACAAAACAACCCAGGCGGCCAGCGCGGTTTTACCCAGGCCATGCGGCCCACGTACCGCGACGCGCTTATGCTTCACCAACGCCTTGAGGATGCGCTCTTGATAGGGTGCTGGGTCGGCTTTCAGCACATCACGGACAATCCGGACAATCCCGGCCTGACTGCGATAGCTGGCCCGCTGGCGGTCATCATCGGCCCGGCGCTTGGCTTTGATAGCCTCTCGCAGCAGTTGGTTGCGCTGGTCCGGCGATAACCCGGCCAGAAACGCCTGTAGCTGGTCGCTATTCTTCTTCATCGATCTCTGCCGCGCTCATGATGGCGTGCTGGGTCAGGATGCCCTGTAGAATGCCCTGCGGGTCAAGTCCAGCCTGTTCAGCCGCCTGCTTCCAGTCCTGTTCGGCGCTGGCATCGTCCAGGTGCAGCAGGTCGATCAGTTCCTTTTCCGTGTTGAGCGCGTTGGCGTGGTGTTTTGGTTTGTTGCCGCTATCCGCTGGTGCGGTCTCAAATGCGGCCACCGCCGACTGATACAAATAATCCAGCCGCTTGATTGAGCGCGCATGGTAGTAGGACCGGTCGATCCGCATCACGCCCTGCTTGATGCGTTCCTGTACCGTATCGAAGTAATTGCGGACTTGTCGGTCACTGATGTCCCATTGCAGTTCGGCCTCATGGTCGCGCACATACTGCACGACGTGCCGTTTGTGCATTCCCTGGGCAATCAGGCCCTCAATCAGCTCGTATCGGACTATCAATGCTTCCCCAACTGTGGGGTCGTTTTTCGCCATTTTCTCCCCTCACATTTCAACGTTCGTTCTTATCATAAAAACGAACGTTTATTTGATAACAATTCTAAACCATAAACCACTGATATTCGTATAACAATCGTTATACTGGACTGCGTTTATGGTTAATGCTGCTGACAGATCGATCACTTTTTACCTATGCAAATGTGAGTTTTCGCAGGTAAACCCACAACCCCTCGATAATCGTTACCGACCATTACCGCTGCAAAACAGCCCTGCCAGCGCCAAAAATGGAACTCGTTCCGACATGGCGGCGTCTGCAAAATCATCAGCGGTTGATGCTCCCGCCGGTAAACTGCATGTTGCTTTTGATCGTCACGCCCCACGGCCTGCGGTCGATCTCCAACCGGTAGCCCTCACGAAACCCGCGATAGATGCCCTGCTGAAAATTGCTCAGGTAGTAGCTGGTGCGGCCAAACACATCAGCGGCCCGCTTGGATACGCGCAGCGCAGCATCGGCTTCCTGTAATGCCGCGTTGACACCTTCCTGGGCACGGATCACCGCCGGGGTATTCAGCCGCTTGTCCCGTTCGCGCCCCAGGTAGGACATGAGCATTTTGGCGTCGGTATTATCACCGAGCGCCGCCAGTGACGTGTAGGCCGTGTCCTGCAAGTAAATGCGGTCAATCGGTGGCAAAGCCTCGTATCGCTCGATAAACGTTGCCGGTCGGACTTTCAGGCTCATCCCATTATTGAATGACATCGCCATGAAGGAATTGACGCGGGCGGCGATCAGATCGAAGTTGTAGCCGCTATACGCACTATCGGCGGCCTGCTGTTTGGCGGAGTCCAGCGCCCGTTCATTGTTGCGGAAGGTTGTCCACACCAGCCCGGAATCCGACAAGATATTGCGGTTGTCCTCAGTGCCGGTGATATCACCCCACAGGCTTTTAACCGCATCTTCGATACGGCCCACATTGTCGCGGTACAAGTTGCCCACCAGTTCAGTTTTACGCTGCTGGCTGTAATTGCCGTCCTGTAACAGTTCGGTATGCCGCTGCTGATACGCACTCAGGCGGCGCTCCAGTTGTGATGCTGCATTGGCGATTGCTGCCATTGTTCATTCCTCCTACTGCACGATAAAGCGCAGTTCAATTTCGTTTGTAATCACTCGATGCCCATAGCCGGTACAGACTGCTCCCGCGCTGCCGATGCGTTGGGCGGCGGTGGACAGCGCGGGTTTCGCGAACACTGGATATACTGCACGGCATCTACCCATACAGTCCAGATGAATGCTGACCGGCTCGACCGGTAAGCCCAGCTGTGAGAGAATTTCCAACGCCCTTTCTTCGAGGCCATTATGAATAACCCCGCGTGGCGCTGCCTCTGGCTTATCGGCTCCCAGGAGTGGAATGGGGTCGTCATCATATTTGCTGCTGCTGTAATAGGTGTGGCTCATGCCGCCCTCCCCTGCTTTTTGGCAGGTCGGGCTAGATACAGGCTGCCATCGTCGCGGCGGAGTCCGGTCAGCCAGCGCGGATCCTGACCGATCAGCTGCCAGTACACCGATACATAAGTGCTGTCCGGGGCATCGTCAGCCGGCACGATAAACGGCTTGCTGCTGCTGCTTTTCATCTCACACACTCCTGAAAGATGCTACGCGCTTCGCTTGTGTACTGCGCTAACGCTTGTACGGACGGTATTTTTACGGCATGGGTCAACCGGCCAGCATGGGTTCGCTGACCACCTGACAAACACCGCAAAAGCACAACGGCTTTAAATACATTCTTTCCAGTAAAGGGGGTAACATTCATCGGAATCACTATTTGACCCTCACAAAACGGCCTGTAGACGTGTTTGGCATGTCCTGGGCCGGGCGTGGTGCCATCAGCTGCCAGATCATCACCGCTGCGCCGTGACGTTTGCCCAGCAGCACATAATCGACTGTCTGGGCGTCGGGTTTTTTGGCCACCGCATCCTGATACACCTGCCATGCCGGAACCGTATATTCGGCGTGCCGGTCGGTGCCCTGAACACGTTTGCAGACGACTTTCTCAACAAAGTTTTGAATCCGGTACGGGTGCGCCGCCGCCAGTTTTTCAGCAGGCTGTGCCGTTTCCGAAACTCCATTGACTGATTTACGAACCTTCCGGGCCTGTCCCTTATGCGGGTGCTGCCGGTAGGTCTTTTGCGGGTGTCGCGTGTTCGGACGCTGCCACATGCCGACGTGCTGGCCGTTAATGGTGGCCTCTTTGAAGTCCGGGCGATCTGCTGGGATACGTTCATCTCGCAGGTCGCTCGATTGTCCGAAATTGGTTTGAATGCCGATGCCTGCTGCCTTGTCCCAGCGCAGGGTCGTCATTTCATCCACATGCCACAATTTCGCCAGCGTTTGACGGCTGACCGGTGCAATCTTCCTGTCACCAAGCCACAATTCCCAAAACTGCGGACGCTTGGCAAAGAGCGATATGTAGGACTCGCGGTTGCCAAGATTGCGACCGTCCCACACGCCATCCCAGCCTTTATGCGGCTCCTGGTCGTGCTTCTCCAGCAGCATCTGTTTGGCTCTGGCGGCCATCTTGGGTTTTGACCGGTAATACAGCCATCTGCCGTCATAGCCGGTGTAGAACGGGTTCTGGTCGCTGGCGATAGTCTCAAGTGATAGCAGCTTGTAAAACTGAGATTTTCGCCAGCGACCAGGGACCACCGACGCCGCTAACTTGTGGATGTCAACCTTGTTATTGACTGCCAGCGCCCGTACATGGCAGTACAGGTGATACGCCTGGGCTTTACCCAGCGCATACCAATACCGATCCATCTCAGGATCAATCTGGATCAGAATATCTGACACCAGCTCAGGATCAGCCTGCACGGTAGGTTCAGGCTGGTACTCAACCGGTGTCTGTGCGGGTGTCTGGTCAACGCTTTCTTCCGAAATGAAAGAAAGCGATTTGGCGCGCGGCGAGTCAGCATACAGCGCAGTCCACAGGCCATTAAACGCTTTGCGGCTGATTTTCTGAGAATTTGCTGACTTGCTGTTCATCTCGATAAAACCTGTGTTATACTGTGTGTGCCTGCCAAATCATGAACCGATTCGGGGGGCAGCTTGCAGGATAGAGTCCTGCACATACAAATGAGGCTTGATGCCTCGTGTGACAACTGTTCTTCCGAAAGACCGCGCGCCGAACGCGGTTTTTCACTTTAAACCACAAAGTGAAATGATCCTGACTGAACTATAACACATTCGAGAATATGCGTGGGGGACTTTTTTGGTCCTCACCCGCGCAACCGGTGTTTTTTGAAACTGGCGTCAATTTCTTTGCGGAATCTGTTCCTTGCTTCCCGCTGATCGTGCGAGTAATGTTTCTCAATTTCAGGCCATACCAGGTCGTCAAAAACCCGGTTGCGCTCAACCGCAAATGCGGACCTGTCTTTCGTCCAATAATGCGGAGCCAGCGCATTTAATGCGGTCTGCATGGTTTCGTCTGACAGGCCCATCAGACCCTTGCGGCGGATTTCTTCAGGCGTGGGCGCGCGCCGCAGTAATGCTGCTATGCGTGGACCGATGTCTGCTTTTGCTTCTTTCGGCGTGCCGGGATAATAGCCTGCATACTCGTAAGACAGGATGTTGTTATCGTCGCGGGTATCTCGAAAGGCTGCAACGCACTTGACCGCTGTCCGTACTGGCATATTGCGCCATGCTTCTAATTGCTCAGGTGTAAAAGCCTGCTCGACATCACCAGATGTCAGCCCGAACACTGAGAACCGATTGATAATTTCCTGCATTTCTTCAATCTTTGCCTGCATGATCTGGCGTTGCCGGTCGGCCTCGTCGATAATCGCCTGCACACCTGGGCCGGTGCCGGTTGCCATCAGCTGCGCTTTATACAATTGGCTCTCTAAGTCCTTAACCTGCGCTTCAAGCTGCTGAATCCTGCTGTTTGTGCCTGTCCACTTCTGCATAGGTGTTTTACTTGCTTTCTTACTCATCATCCCTCCTGCAATGGCCCCAGCAGCGCCGGGGCCGTGTTTGGTGGTGTAGGTTTTCTCACTGTAAATATTTACAGTGACGTCACGCCGCAATCTGCACAAAGCCCAGCGTTGCCCGCTGGCGCTGGCGTTTCATCCGGCGTTGCTGGTTATAGTCTGGCTTGCTGTCGGCATACCGGCGGCAGTCGGTGCAGACAACCCGGACATTGGACGGCACGTTGCGACCGATGCGACCAGAACCGATGATAAAGACGTGTTCGCCGGTCAGCGGGTGCAGCATGGTGTGTTTGCGCTGACAGCACTGGCACCGCCAGCCGGTGGCCTCCAGCAGCGTCTGCACGTCTTTGAAGGTCAGGATCAGCCCGGACTGCCAGACGGCGGCCAGTTCGTTGAGCGA